CTGCAAGAAAATGCACACTGGTTCAGCACAGGCACAGACCCAATTCGTTAAGGAAAACTCATGGCAACAGTAGCAGGCATCAAGATCAAAACCAAAGCACCACGTCAAACACGAGTTGCTTTCGCAGATGAAAAGTACACAGGTTCAGAACCTGAGTGGACTGCTGACGCAGCCGAGTGGGACAATGAGCGATTTGACAACAAGTTGCGGAAGAGTTTCTACTACTACAATTATTACTACAGTCAAAAAGACTGCAAGAAGTATGTGGTTGAGTGGTTGCAAAAGAACAGCAAACTCAGCATCGAGGAAGTCAAAGCGTTTAATCGTGCTGGCGATCGCTTGCTACCTATGACAGTGTGCAGCCTTATCATGGCACACCGTGCCGGCATGCCTTTCCGTGGACGCCATATTGAGTTCATTGTTGACAGTGTCATGGAAGTAGTGGCCAAGGCCGAACCCGAGCCTGTTGCAGAGATTGCAACAGCAGAACAGGTAGCCTACCGTCCCACTATTCAAGATCGACTAGCAGAACGCACAAGCGAGATCATTGGTGAGCTGGAAGGTATCTTTGACGATGTTGCTACAGGCGTCAAGAACCCAACCAAACTGTATGACTATCTTGTTGCCAACAACGTGGTACAAAGCCAGTTAGGAAAATACGAGGATGTTTACAAAACACGTAAAGCTGAACTTGAGCTTGCAGTATCCAAAAAGGATGAACAAGTTCGAGAGGGCTATAGCCATCTTAAGGCAGCTGACTTCAAGCGTATTATCGCTTGGATCGACGATCTCCTTGCGGCCGTTGAACAGTATCGCGGCGTTAAGAAGGCGACAAAGAAGGCAAGAGTTAAGAAGGCTCCGAGCAAAGAAAAATTGGTTGCTCGGCTCAAGTATGCAAAAGATAATGCTGCACTCAAGATTGTTTCTATCAATCCTGCGAACATTATTGGGGCCGGTGAACTCTGGGTCTATAACACTAAATCCCGCAAGTTGGGGCGATATGTGGCAGCAGCCTACAAGCAGCTTTCAATTAAAGGTACCAGCATTGAAGGGTTTGATACAGATAAAAGCGTATGCAAAACTCTTCGCAAGCCTGAAGAAAAGCTGAAAGAGTTTGCTAAGGCAGGTAAGATCCAACTACGCAAGTTCTTAGATGACATCAAGGCAACTGAGACCAAAATGAACGGGCGTATCAACACAGACATTGTGTTACTTAAAGTGGCCTAAACTCTAAATCCTGTTATAAATAGCAATATAACAGGATTTTTCCATGGCTGAATATAGCGACCCAAATGCATCAACTACCCCACAGATAGACGGTAACCTAACAGTCTTTGGTAGTGTCAAGACTGCAACACTTTACAATCCCAATACAGGAACAGGTGCTGGATCAATCCAATTTGATCCCAGCACACTTCCTACTAGTGACCAAAAACGTGCCGAGATCACAGACTACATACGTATGCGCTTGGGCGACGGCATTGTGGATGTTGAGCTAGAGCAACAGCACTATGAAATGGCCATCAACCAGGCCTTGATCAAGTATCGTCAACGTGCAGCCAACAGCGTAGAAGAAAGCTACTGCTTCTTGGATCTATTGCCTGAAACACAGGAATACATACTGCCTAAAGAGATTATGAACGTTAGAGCTGCCTTTAGACGTGGTATTGGCTCGGTTACAGGCACTACAGCAAGTCAATTTGAACCTTTTGCGTCAGGATATTTAAACACCTACATGCTGACAGCAGGACGTGTTGGTGGGCTAACAAACTATGAATTGTTTGTTGACTATCAGAAACTCAGCATGAAAATGTTTGGCGGCTTTTTGAACTACACCTTTAACCCTACAACCAAAAAGTTGACCATTGTGCGTAAGATGCCTTATGGCTACGGTGGATCCACTGGCTATGACAACGGACAAAATCCATACGAATCGGTACTGTTATGGATTGATAACATCAAACCTGACAGCATGATTTTGAGTGATACCTACAGTTTCCCTTGGATACAGGAGTATGCTTATGCTTTTAGCAAACGCCTATTGGGACAAGCCTATAGCAAGTTTGCTCAAATTGCTGGACCACAAGGCGGCACAAGTCTAAACGGCGCTGCTATGATCTCAGAAGCCAATGAAGAAATGACACGTTTAGAGTATGAGATTGTGAACTACGTTGACAACGGTAGACCTCTAACTTGGGTAACCGGTTGAGTTGACAACTGTAACGCAACTATAATAAAATGCTCTGTAATAGGAGCATTTTTTATGATCATAGGCATTTGCGGATTTATTGGTGCAGGCAAGGATACAGCAGCAGACTATTTGGTTAACTTTCACGAGTATCGCAGAGAAAGTTTTGCTGGTACACTCAAAGATGCGGTAGCAGCAGTATTTGGTTGGGATAGAACCATGCTAGAAGGGCGCACTAAACAAGCACGTGAATGGCGTGAGCAGTTGGATCTGTGGTGGAGTGAACGCTTAAACATGCTCGAACTTACCCCACGTTGGGTGCTACAGAACTGGGGTACAGAAGTTATTCGTAATGGATTCCACGACGACATGTGGATTGCCAGCTTAGAAAATAAACTACGCAAAGCGCAGGACAATGTTGTGATCAGTGATTGCAGATTCCCTAACGAGATTGCAGCTATCCGAGCACAGGGCGGCAAGATCATTTGGGTACAGCGTGGCGAGACTCCGCAATGGTACGAGGTGGCAGCAAAAGCCAATGCTGGCGACAACGAAGCACAAGCCTGGCTAAAAGCACAGGGTATTCATGCTAGCGAGTACAGCTGGGCCGGCACAGAATTTGACGCTGTAGTTGACAACAACGGTACTATTGACAGTTTATATGAACAGCTTAAAAATCTGGCACAAGAGGACTTGCTCGCCAGGGTAGACGTAAACGAGAAACCTCTTGAACACAGTTTAGACACACAGTCTTGAGATTAAAGTGGTTGTTGTTCTTTAGGTTACCGTCAAGATAATACACTGCCGATTGTTCCACTGGGAACTTAAACTTGAAGCCGCATTTTTCACATTGCGGCTTTTTCTTATAGCCCGCTTTGGCCCAGGCGGGCACTTCCTTATGCTTCTTACCTGCACGGCTGCAAATATCACACACCGATCTATAGTGTGTGACATCTTCACGAACATAGTTAACTGCAACCGGTCTTTGGTTGCAGGCAGGGCATATCTTTCTTTCCATACTGTATTTAGTGGTGCCGATCTGAGTTAACCTTTGCAAAGGGCAGCGTAGACACCCAAAAACTACACTTATTAATAAATATTCATAATAGCAAAAGGAAGTTTACTATGGCATTAGTATCACCAGGTTTAAGTATTACAGTAACTGATGAAAGTCAATACATCAGCAACGCAGTTGGAACAGTTCCACTTGTATTACTGGCAACCGCACAAGACAAAACAATCAACGGTGCAGCAGCAACCGGAACAAGCAAAGCCAACGCAGGTGCGTTGCAAGTATTTGGTAGCCAACGTGAGTTGAGCACAGCAATGGGTTATCCAGTGTTCCAACAAAGTTCAGCTGGCACACCATTACACGGTGACGAACGTAACGAATATGGTCTAATGGCAGCTTACAGCGCTTTGGGTCTAGGTAACCAATTGTATGCAGTTCGTGCAGACATTGACCTAAATGAGTTGGCACCAACTAGCGTCCGCCCAACAGCAGCAGTTCCAGATGGTACTTATTGGTTTGACACAACAGACACAACATGGGGCATTTACCAATGGAGTAAAGATACACAGAGCTTTACAATACAAACTCCTACAGTTATTACTGATTCTACTCTAGTAACAAGTGCAAATGCACAAGGTACATTGACTGGTGGTTCAGGACAAGTTTATACTCCCCTGTCTAGTGTTGGTTCAATTGGTAGTTACGCTGTAGTTACAACTGACGGTAACAATCGTACATTCTACAAAGCAGGTGACTATATTGGTACACTAGACCCTGGTTATGTTAACGGAACAACAGGTCTACGCAACAAGTGGGTATTAGTTGGCACTCCTGGTTGGACAGCCAGCCACCCAACAGTCACAGGCAATACCAGCACATTGTCATTGACTATCAACAGCACATACTACATGGAAGTTAACGGCCTAGTAGTCCAAGTGCCAATTGGTAGCACCTATACAATGAGCAACGTTGCAACTGCCATTAACGGCACCGCAGGTTTAGGCCCAACTAACGGTGTTTGGGCAGACGTTTTAAATGGCGGACTGGCACTTTATAGTACCGGTTCTACTGTTACTGTTTCTCCAGCACCTGGTGCCGGTAACGCTGCTCTAGTTAGCGCAGTCGGTATTACTGCAAACGTGGCCTACAATCCACCACAATTCCAGATATACAACCAATCAACTAATCCAGCTGGCTACGGTAGCTTCACTAACGTACCTTATTGGACTTCTAACGATTCAGTTGTAGCTCCAAATGGTAGCGTTTGGTTAAAACAAGGTGCAACTGGCGCAGGTACAAATTTTGTAATTAAACAGTATAATGCTACAACTGGACTATGGAATACGCAAGCAGTTAGTTCTTATCCAACAACATCGGCAGCACTAGCAGCTCTTGACCCAACTGGCGGCGGTATTAACATCCCAGCCGGAACACTATTTGCACGTCAAGATCCTAACTCAGGTAGCGGTGCCGGAGTATTAGGCTATGCAGGCTACAGATTCCGTGTTAGAACAGTAACAGGTGCAGTAAGCGCAACTGGAGCAAACCCTATCACTAGTACCAATAACTTTGGAACTGGTCAAGCATTCACATTGAAAGTAACAGCACCTGGATCAGCATTGTATACCAGCTATACTGCTACTATTGGTAATGCTTTTGGCGGAACATACGGCAATGCACAAGACTTTGTTGCAGCAGTACAGAGCTTGAATATTCCTTATGTAACAGCACAAGTTAACACCAACAACACTATCACATTAACTCACACAGCCGGCGGTGAAATCCAAATTACTTATAACACTGGTACTAACCCAGCTGTTATAGCAGGTTTTGCAGCAAGTGGCGGAGCAGGTCTAGTTTCTAATGTTGTTTCAACTGGTTCTGGAACTGGACAAGTTGTAGCAATCACTGGTTTTGTTAACTTGACTTATACATACAGCAATACTCAACCAGTTGCAGATCCTGTAGATGGTACACTATGGTACTATAGCGATCCTACACAGGTTGATATCATGATCAACAACGGTCAAAGCTGGGTTGGCTATCAAACTGGCTTAACTGATGCTCGTGGTTATAATCTATCGTATGGTACATTGGATCCAACAGGTGTTATTGTTGCGGCAGCAGCACCAACTACACAAACTGACAACAGTGTATTGAACAAAGGTGACTTGTGGTTAAACACAAGTGACTTGGAACACTATCCAGCTCTAAGCCGTTGGAACGGTAGCACATGGGTAGCCATTGACAACACTGACCAAGTAAGCACAAACGGTATCTTGTTTGCAGATGCACGTTGGGATATCACTGGTACTAACGATGCAGCAAGCGGCACAGAAATCTCTCCAATTACTATGGCACAAAGCAGCTATCTAGATTTAGATGCTCCTAACGCACAGTTGTACCCACGTGGTATGTTGTTGTTCAACACACGTCGCAGTGGTTACAATGTTAAGAAGTTTGTTACTAACTACTTCAACACCATGGTTGACAATGTGTCAGTTTATGCAACACTAGCAGCAACATTGGGTAGCAGCAATATTACTAAAGGTACAAAAGTTACTACCAATGGCACAGCAATTTATGTAGCACTACAAACTTTTGCAGCCAATACAAGCAGCTCTGCTCCAGCAGTTGACGGCAATGGCAATCCAACAACCAACAGCTATTGGGCTCCATTGCAAACTAGTACTTGGGTTACAGCAAGCGGTCTTAAAGACGATGGTAGTCCATACGCCGGTCACTATGCACAACGTCGAATTATTGTAGCAGCAATGAAGGCAGCACTAGATGCCAACACCGAGATCCGTGAAGAACAATTCAAGTTCAGCTTGATCTGTGCTCCTGGATACCCAGAGTTGATTCCAGATATGGTAAGCCTAAACAATGATCGCGTTAATACAGCATTTGTTATTGGTGACACACCAATGAGCTTGAGCACTAATGCAGTAGATATTACCAATTGGAGCAATGATACAAACGGTGATGGTCTTGCAACAGCAGATCCTTACTTGGCTGTATACTACCCAGCTGGTTTGAGTAGAGACTTGAGCGGAAATGAAATTATGGTTCCAGCAAGTCACATGGCTCTACGCACATACTTGTATAATGACAACGTAAGTTATCCATGGTTTGCTCCAGCAGGTACACGTCGTGGTCTAGTAAGCAACGCAACTGATATTGGTTACGTTAACTACGCTACAGGTGAGTTTGTACGTACAGGTGTTAACCAAGCACTACGTGATACACTGTACCAACAAAAAATTAACCCAATTACAATTATTCCAGGAATTGGACTAGTTGTATGGGGTCAGAAAACACGCGATCCAAATACAGAAAGTTTGAATCGTGTCAACGTTGCACGTTTGGTTAACTACATCCGTACTATTTTTGCTAGTTCTGGTAACGCATTCTTGTTTGAACCTAACGACAAGATCACACGTGACCAGTTTGCAGCAGTATTGAATCGTGCGCTAAACGACTTGGTAGCAAAACGTGGTATTTACGACTACTTGGTAGTTTGCGATACTACAAACAACACACCAGATCGTATTGCAAACAATCAATTGTATGCAGACGTTGCTATCGAACCTACTAGAGATGTTGAATTTATCTACATTCCAATTCGTTTGTTCAACCCTGGCGATATCGCCAAATTGGGCGGCAACTAATTTAGGTAAATAAACATAACAGGAGAATTATAATATGGCAGTAGCATCCCTAACAAACTTTACAGTACCCTTAGCAGGTGGCTCTTCAGCAACCAGCCAAGGGCTGTTGATGCCAAAACTAAAGTATCGCTTTCGTCTAAATTTCATCAACTTTGGTGTAAGCCAAGGTCAAACAGTTGAATTGACTAAACAAGTTGCAGACACAAAACGCCCAAGCGTTAAGTTTGACCCAATCATGGTTGACATCTACAACAGTAAAGTTTACTTCCAAGGTAAACCAACTTGGGATGAAGTCACTGTTAACTTGCGTGATGATGCAACTGGTGCAGTTAGCAAATTGGTTGGCGAACAACTACAGAAACAATTTGACTTCCAAGAACAAGCAAGTGCAGCAAGCGGTATTGACTATAAGTTCCAACTACAAATGGATATCTTAGATGGCGGTAACGGTGCAGTAACTCCAAACGTACTTGAATCTTGGGCATTGTATGGTTGTTTCCTAACTAGTGTTGACTACGGTGAAATGAACTATAACAGCAACGATCCAATGATGATTATGTTGAGTATTCGCTACGATAACGCAGAACAACTACCAGCTGGTGGCCAAACTGCTGGCGTTGGCTTTGGTGCAACAGTTGGTCAAAATCTTGGCGCAACTATTACTGGTTAATCTCAGTAAACACAAAAAGACCCGCTTCGGCGGGTTTTTTATTGGCTAAATACAGTATGAGCGTAATTAATGACATCCTACACGGTATTAGTACTGGACCCAGTGTTCGGGACTTCCAACATGCTAACAAGATTTTTGTCAGTAACGCATTTGAACTTAGCCCTAAGTATGCGTTCCTGTTCCACGTGGCATTTGATGTAAACAGTACGCTAAGTCGTTTACCTAATCTTGAAAAAATACAGTTAGGGCTAATGGTTAAAAGTGTACAACTGCCTAAATTCACAGTTGAAAATAAAGTACACAATGCCTATAATCGTGTCAACATTGTACAAAATAAGATAAAATACGATCCTGTACAGATTACATTTCACGACGACAGCGCAGATGTGGTGCGTGATTTTTGGTACGACTACATGAGTCACTACTATAGAGATAGCGACTACAGTCCTACTCTATATACTCAGCCAACAAAATACAATCTGCAACAAACTGAACATTGGGGATACCAACCTGCCAAGTACGGCAGTAATGGAACTGTTGAGCGTATCCTCAACAGCATTAAAATTTATAGCCTACATCAAAAACGTTTTACAGAGTATGTATTAGTCAACCCAACTATTACTAGCTTTGGTCACGGACAACATCAACAAGGGCAAAACGAATTCCTTGAGAACACAATGACAGTGTCTTTTGAAACAGTATTGTATAATTACGGTACAGTAAAAATTGGTGCTGAACCTGATGGGTTTGCTACACTAAATTACGATAAAACTCCAAGCCCATTAACCCCAGCAGGCGGCGGCACAAGCAGCCTACTAGGCCCGGGTGGCCTACTAGATGCAGCAACTGGTATAGGACAAAGCCTTGCTCCAAATGCTGATGGTAACATAAATCCATTAGGAGCTCTACAGGCTGGACTAACTGGACTTCGCTCGTTTAATAAACTCAAGGGTCAAAACTTGTTGGGACTTGCTGGTGCAGAACTCAAGACTATCGGTCAAAGTATTCTCAGTGGGGACACAAATACACTGAATAGACTAGCATTGCCAAAAGCAGGACCAAGCAATGGTACTAACAGCGTAATACAATCGGCAGAATAACATGGCAACACAGTTTAATGTAATCTATACCAACAACGGGCCTAGAACTCCCAATAGCACTGGATTTACATCCAGCCAAACTGTAGCCGGAATTGATAATCTTCAATTTTATTTACAAAAGGTTCAGCCAGCGCCAGTGGCCCCGCTGTCAACTAACCCTTATGCAGCAGCAGTAATACAAAGCAATGGCGAAAACATTGGTAACGCACGCCTGGCCAGCAACCCGCTACCACCAGGAAGAACAAAATGAGTAACGCAAATAATTTAACAGCGGTCAATTTAAGTACTAACAAATCTACTTCGGCTACACAGTACTTCAATAATTATTTTGTAACGCCTACAACAGTATCAAGCAATCAAGATGCTGCGGTAACTGCCTACTTTGAACAAGTTACTGGCGGAAACAAACAGAGCGCAGCAGTATTGGCCAGTACTGTAATTTATACAGCACTAGCACAAGGACTAGATCCTATAAGCATACTGCAACAGTTTCAAGCACTCAAGCCTGGAGAACTAAACTTGTATCTGGCTATGTTCTTGAACTTGAACCGCATAGGCACAAGCCTGGTAGGTGTCAACAATAATCCTGTGCAAAACAAATATATCTCTCGCGCCATTCTAGCATAATGAGTAAGTACGCCAACGGTTTTTATCAGCTTGTAAACCCTGAAAAATACGTGGGTAAAGGTACACCGCACTATAGAAGCAGTTGGGAACATGTCACCATGCGTATGCTGGACACCAATCCCAGTATTGTGAAGTGGGCCAGCGAATCAATACACATCAACTATCGTAATCCCTTTACAAATAAAAACACAATCTATGTGCCTGACTTTTTTGTGTTGTATGTAGACGCCAAAAATCAACAACATGCTGAGATGTGGGAAATCAAACCGTCGAAAGAATCAACACTGGAAGCCGCTGGCAACAGCAAACGTGCTCAGGCAGCAGCTATATTGAACCAATGTAAATGGCAAGCAGCCAGTGCATACTGCAAAGCCAACGGACTTTACTTCCGTATCATTACAGAAAAAGATTTGTTTCACGGTGCTAAATAAAGATCTAGCTAACTCTGTTTTTGAAATAATGAAAACTGAATCGAGTATAAACGCTATAGCCAAGATGTTAACAGTTGATTGGAAAACAGTAAAAAATATAATAGATCGCCAAGAGGGATTTAACAAACGGTTTGGATTACCGAAATAAATACGGTATGACCAATAAACTAGCTCAACTATTAAACTTACCGCCCATCCCAGACGACACAAGTGCTGAAGAAGCAAAACAGTTTGTAGAAAATCATCAAGATATAATAACAGAGGTAGACAGTGCCATTACCAAAATTGACGCTGCCTTGCCTCTTGTACGAGACCTAGAAGCAGGTGATGCCGAACTGGATGAACTGGCACAGTTGGCCAAAGAAAAAGCCGAAGACCTAATGGATCTTGGACTCAACATT